CTCTGGGGGTCAGCATCCTCAATCCAATGTCTGCGATGAAGTAGGGCACCCCGCCGATAGTCAGCAGGATGATGTCATCATCCGCCAAGTCATAGCCGCAATGCTCATTGAGTAGGGCCCGGATCTCTGGCCAGTGCTGGAGGTCGGCGCCCGCCTCGGCTTTGACCACCGTGGCCTTGACTACACCAAACTCCCCGCCTCCGGCCGTTATCGTCCGCAGGGGCTCCGCTACGGTCTGCCCCTTATCCTGCCCCTTGAACTCGGCCAGGTGGGCCAGAGCAAGGCCCTCCCGGTCATGAGCGGTGACGGTGTGCAAAGGGGCGAATGGGTCTTGATTATTGTCTCCGCTGTAATACTTAGTCAGAACGGCGGCGCCAAGGGCGTAGCGGTTGGAGCTGTCGATGGTCATAATGGGCTCCTCAAGGCCCTGGCCCCTCACCCGCTCGGACTGCTCTGCATGATACTGGATGAGTGAGGACGCAATGAGCATTTGGGAGCCGCTGCTGGTGACGGTGTTGAGCGGATCCGTGACCGCCGTGCCCGCGGCGTTTTGGTGATTGTGAGCATGGAAGGGAGACAGCAGTGGGTCAACTATACCGCACCCGTTTTTTGCCGTAATCGTCTGGAGGGGGTCCCCCAGGCTTTGCCCCCGGAACTCCCCGGCATGATTTACGGTCACCAGGAAGGGGCGGCCGCTCTTGATGGTGAATTTGTCCACGCCCCGGATGACCCGGCGCAGGGTGTTTCGGGCCAGAGGGCGCACGGCGGTGAGGTTGTACCGCTCCTTGATGGTCTGCTTGTCATCGAAGATAGAGGGGCACGGTAGGCTCCAATCAATAATCTCCGCCGCAGACCTCCACGGGGCCAGCATCCCAGCCTTTACCGCCTCACTGTCTCGGGGGCCGTGTGTGGGCTCCGGCCAGACGATGGGCTCACTATCACACCGGGCTATGAGCACAAAGCGCTTGCGGGTGGTGGGGGCGCCATAGTCTGCGGCCACAAGCTCCCGCCATTCTACGGTATAGCCCAGGTCCTTGAGCTGAGACAGCCACTTGTCAAATGTCTGGCCGGCTTTGCTCTTGACCGGGCGGCCTTTGCGGACTGGCCCCCAGGTTCTGAACTCCTCCACATTCTCCAAAATAATCACACGGGGGCGGACCGTTCCGGCCCAGCGCAGGACAATCCATGCAAGGCCCCGGATGTTTCGGTCTACCAGCGCCGCCCCTTTGGCCTTGCTGAAATGCTTGCAGTCCGGTGAAAACCAAGAGAGGCCCACGGGGTAGCCCTGGCAGGCCTCCACGGGGTCCACATCCCACACGGACGCTTGCAAGTGCCCGGTGTGCGGGTGATTGGTCTGGTGCATGAGAATGGCGTCCGGGTCGTGATTGACGGCCACAGCCACGGGGACACCAGTGGCCAGCTCCATGCCGGTAGAGGCTCCGCCGCCGCCGCAAAACTCGTCCGTCATAATTTCGCCGGTGATGGGGTTGACGAATACTTGGTAAATCGGGTGCATGGTCATGCCTCCTGTTTGGCTGCTATCTCGCCCGCACAGGCGGCATAGCCGGCCAGGTCCACGAAGCTGTCCGGGCTGGATCCGGTAGCGATGCGGGCCACCTTGAGCAAGGCCATCATGGTGGCCACATCCTTGGGAGTGATGTGGTTGATGGCCATGACCCTGGCCAGCTCCGGGTGGGCGGCTCTCAGATATACGCCCCACAGGAGACCGATGGTCTCAAAATTATCCTCCGGGTTGCCATAGTCCCGCTCCCGCTCTCCGCATACACAGACACGGGCAGCCTCCAAAATTTCGGGTCTATTCATGCCTCACAGCCCTCCACATCCGCAGTTTCATTCTCATATTCTTCCTTTGTCAGCATCACTACCTCATTGGGGGCAGCGCTGAAAATATCCATAAGCGCCTCTTTTGTGAGCTGGCGGCCCTCACAACTGAAATACCCATAGTCGGGGTTTCCGTTCTCGTCAATGGCCAGCCCCATGATTTTTGCGTAGGTCGCGTTTTCCATATTTTCCTCCCTATGACAAAGGCCCCGCCGCCTGGTCAGCGGCGGGGCCCCGTGTTGTTTTAGTCGAGGTCACCAAAGTCCTCGTCGCCCTCATAGTCATCGTCGAAGTCATCCTCGGCGCGGCTCCGGCCACCCAGAGGCACACCGTCCGCCACCTTCTGGATGTTGTTGAGGCCAGCGGCCACGCCGTTGTTGCCAGAGGTGGAGAAGGGGTAGAAGTTGATGGAGAAACGGCAGTAGCAGCCGCTATACACCTCAGAGGTGTCCATGATCTCATGCTTGGCCAAGTCAACGATGCCGGGCCGGGTCTTGCTGTTGGCGTTGAGGAAGTAGCAGCCGGCAAAGGCCTCATCATCGGGGCGCTCCGCATCACCGTCCCGCAGGGGCAGCTTGAGGTTGACGGGCTTCTTGCCCTTCCACTTGGACTTGATGCCCTCCTGGGTGGCGGCCTCCACGGCGGCCTTGATCTTCTTGATGGTCACCTTGTCGCTCTTGGGGATGATGATGCAGGCACCAAACTTGGGCTCGGAATTGCCATCAATGCTGACGGCGTCCCACACATGGGAATAAGACAGGCGGCACTTGCCGGTGATGACCTTGGTGGGCTGAATGGTATTAGTAGACATAGCGCTTTTACTCCTTTTCATTATTGAGAATGTACTGCATTTTCAGCAGGTGGTCATAGTGGGATTTGGCGGACTTCACCGCCCGGGTGAGCTCTTTGTTTTTGGTCTTTTGCCCCCGTTTCCTGGGGTCCTTCCAGCCGTCCACATACTCCTGGGAGGCGGTTTTCCACGCCTCTTTGGCGTCCTCTATGGCGGCAGTAAACCAGGCTCTTACATCCTCCAGGGCGGCCTCGTTGCGGTAATCGCCCGCCGCCAGCTTCACCAGCTTGCGCCAGTTTTTCAGCGGCATGGTGTGGATGTGGGCCAGATAGATGATGGCCTCAAAAGACCCATTGACAATGTGGAAAGTGTCGGCCATAGCGACACCTCATGTGGCGGGCGCCAGGACATCCGCATCCGCAAAGTCCGCTGCTGCCTTGGCGGCGCTGTTCAGCTCCGGGCGCTTGTCGCTCATGGGCACCAGCGTGGGAGAGCCCGCTGGCTTCTCGATGAGACCGCCCACCAGCTCGGCCAGCTTCTTGGCTCCCACCAGCTTCTCCATGGCGGTGATACCCAGCAGCTCCTTGGGCTTGTAGATGTCGGCGGTGGCAAAACCGGCCTTTTTGAGGCGCCGGGCAATCGCCCCCTCATTGACATAGCGGCGGTTGGCACGGCCCTCCACCACCTTGAAACCGGGGAATTTCTCGCCGTGATTGATGGCGGCATCCTCCGCATAGTCCTTGACCTGCTTGGCCCAGGCCAGCAGACCCGGCAGCCGCTCCAGGACCTCGGCAATCTCATCATTGTCCATGAGGGCGGCGTCCTGGAAGTCCTTGGCCGCCAGCTCAAGCTGGTACTCCGCCCGGGCCTTGCAGGTGGCTCCGGCCTTGCACCATTTACAGGTCATCTCACCGGGAGCAAAGGGGCCCTCACCGGCGTAGGCCAGGGCGGCCCGGGGCTTTAGGAACTGCTCCGCCCAGGCCTCCAGCTCGTCCCGGTCGATGACGGCGGTGGAAACGCTGTCCAGCCGGGGCTGGTAGATGGTCATGCGGATGGCGGTGATGTCGTAGAACAGGCTGAAAGCCAGCAGGCAGCCCAGGGCGTAAATCTTCATCTGGGGGTTGTCCTCGGCGCTCACGGGGATGCCGGCGCCATATTTGAGGTCGATGACATCCATGAGGCCGTCCGCAATGATGACACAGTCCGTTGTGCCGAAACCGTCCGGGACATACTCGGACACATCAATCCGCTGCTCCACATAGAGGCGCGGATCCGCGCACCGGCTCTTGGCGTCGGCCATGCGCTCGCCCACAAAGGCCGCATAGCCCTCCATGTGCTCCATCATGGCGGGGGAATACTGGGGGTCGGCCTGGACCTCGGCCAGCGTCAGCGCCCTCATACTCTGCCCGCAGCAGGAGCTCACCCAGGCGGTGGGCCAAGGTGCCCTCGGTGGCGTAGGAGCTGCTGGTGTCGGGCAGGCCCTCCTCCAGGCGGGCGCTCGGGGTACAGGATAGCCAGCGGTGGGCGCTGGATGGACCCAACAGGGCGTGGTCACTCGGCATTGAGCTCACCCAGCTTTCTCATAAACTCGGGGTACTGGTCCGGGGTCAGCGCCGTCATACCGGGGACGCCCAAGCTCTTGAGGATGGCCTGCACGGCCGGCTTGCCGTGGGCCTTGGCGGCGGCCACACCAGCCGCCCGGATCTCCTCCAGGGTGAGGGCCTCGGGCTCCGGCTCGGGCTCCGGCTCGGGCTCCTCTACGGACGCCCCGCCGCCCGGCTCCCAGTCACCAGCGGGGGCCTCGGGCTCGGGCTCCGGTGCGGGCTCCTCGGACAGCGGCGGACGCTCCCGGACGCTCTCGGACGGGGGCTCCGGCTTGCCCTGCTTCTTAGTGGGGGCGGGGGCCTCGGTCAGCCCCACCAGCTTGGCCAATTCGGCCAGGTCGGCCAGCGCCTCGGCGGCGCTGTTACCGGCAATTTTGATTTCGATCATCGTTGTCCTCCTTATCATCGGCCAGGATGGCATAGAGGCCACCCTGGAAAAACGCCTCACAGGCTATTGCATAGATGCGCTGGCCCCAAGACATTTCACTGGGGGGTGCGCCAAGGGTGTCCATGACGGTGTTAAAGCACTCCTCGTCAAAGGCCTTGTCCATCTTCTCACGGAACTCCTGGAGCGCAGCCGCCAGCTCATCGTCAGCGGGATTAGGAACGGGGGGGCTACCTCATCGGTGCCCTTAAAGCGTTCCATAAAGCCATCCCGCCGCCCCGCTTCATAGGCCTCGTTTTGGGCTTCTACAATGTACTCCCAAAGCTTGCGGCTGTTCGGATCCAGCGGCCTGCCGCTCTCCTTTTCCGCGGCCTCCAAAAAGGCGGCGGTGTCAATCGGGTATTTCATCTTGACATTTTCCTTTCGGTCTCCCTATAATGGGAGTGTGGTTTTTCAGCGCTTGCGCTGGACCTGCCGCCCGTCAGAGCTCCACCTCTGCGGGCGGCTATTTTTTCTACCAGGGCAATCCTTGCCTCCAGCCAGTTGCCCAGGAGCACCAGGCCGCCAGCCACCCCAACACAGATGAACATGATGAGAAAACCGTGCGGGATGTCGGCCAGCCCGTCAGCGCAGAGGGCCGTGCCGAAGATGAGGAGCATGGCCACACCATAGATGACCTCACACAGCTTGGTCATAATCTTCATGTGGCTGCCCTCGCTTTCTGCCACGCCTCAAAGTCGGCCAGGTTTTGCGGGTCCTCATAAAAAGCCTGCACAGCCTCCAGGAAGGTGCTGCACAGCAGCTTGACCTCAACCTTGGGGATGGCCGTTGTGTCGATCTTTACAGTTTTCATGCTTCCTCCTCTCGCTGTCCGTTCTTTGGGACTTCCGATGTGCTACCATCAAGGAAAGCCGTCACAGGCACCCCCAACTGCTCAGCCAAGCACATAAGGGTCTCCAACTTGGGGCTTGCTCCGTTTTTCCAGGCCGTCACCAAGCAGCTACTCAGCCCTGCCGCCGTGACAACATTGGTCGGGCTCCTGCCTTTTTCATCGCAAAGGCTCTGAAAACGCAGGTAAAAAGCCGATGCCTTTTCCAAAAAACACTCACCTCCCTCTTGACTAAAATGCAGCGCCGTGATATATTCTATTTATAGAATTTTATCGAATATTATTTCGGCTCTGCGAGCTTTCGATTTCGCAGGGGGCGCTTTGCTGTTCGCTAAATCGAAGTTTCTGGGTATAGGATAACTCGATATATCGAATTTGTCAAGCCCCCAAAATTCGATTTTTAGAATTATTTTCACAGGGGGACCGCACCATGTTTTTTGACAATCTGAAAGAGGCTTGCTTTAAGAAGGGGACCAGCCCCACCGCGCTGCTTAAATCTCTTGGCATGAGCACCTCCAGCGTCACATCTTGGAAAAAGGGCGTCACGCCCTCCATTGGCACCGTCTACCGTTTGGCGGAGCACCTTGGCGTGGATCCGGCGTCTCTGATTGACCCCGCCAGCCGCCCGGCCTTTGATGCCTACAATGAGGGTTATACTGACTGCTGGGAGGAGGACATTGCGGCGAAAGAAAAAGCGCCCACCCTTACCAAGAAGGATGAGCGCGATATAGCCCGGGACCTGGAGGCCATCATGGCCGAACTGGAGGCGGGCGGCGATATGATGTTTGACGGTGATCCTATGACCCCGGAGGCCCGGGAGAGCATCTTGTCCGCCATGCGTCTGGGCCTGGAGGCCGCCAAATCCAAAAACAAGGAAAGATTTACTCCCCACAAATACAGAAAGGAATAACGGATGAAACAAAAAGCCCTTGCCGAAAAGCTGGCCCGCACCTATGGCACCCGGGACCCTTTTCGTATTGCGGAGGCCCTGGGCTTTATCATCATCGAAACGCCGCTTGAGGGCATCCGGGGATTTTACCAAGCTGTCCACCGCTGCCGTATCATCTACCCGGACAACCGGCTTTCCGATGGTGACCGGCGTTGGGTATGTGCTCACGAACTGGGCCACGCACTCCAGCACCAGGGCTGCAACCGCATTTTCATGGACACCCGCACCCACATGGTCACCAGCCGCTACGAAAAAGAGGCGGACCGCTTTGCCGTGGACCTGCTCTTTTCAGATGATGAGCTCCGGGAAATGGCAGAGCTCTCCATTGACACCGTGGCCCAGTGCCTTGGCGTCAGCTATGAGCTGGCCGCCTACCGGATGGCCAGCGTGGCCCCAGCGGCGTGATTGCCATAATTGCCGTGTTGCCGTTTTCTTTTTAACTCCCTCGCGTGTGCGCCTATGCGTTAAATATGCCCCCTATAATGCCCATTTTCATTTTTCTTTAGATTTTACGGCAACCACGGCAACAAGCACGAAAAAGCCCAAGTATTCCGGCCATTTCACAAATTGCCATAATCGGCAACTCACGGCAATCATCGGCAATTTTATCCGTCCATTAGGTTGCCGTCCTCTTGCCATCGGCAACCGCACACAAAAAAGACCGCCCCGGCGCTACCAACACCAGGACGGTCAACCGAAGCAGGCCCCCGTTACCACACAAAGACCGCTCACAGCCCCTTTATTGTACCACGGGGCGGCGGAACAGTAAAGGAGATTTCAATGCCCACGAAAAAGGATTTTCGCCCATTTAATGAGCCCATACCGGGTGAACTGCGCCCGGCCATCGCATACTATCGTTATTCCAGCCACCGGCAGGGTGAACAGTCCATTGAGGGCCAGCGGGCGGAGGCGGAGCGGTGGGCCGCCGCCAACGGCTACACCATCATCAAGGAATACGCGGACCGGGCCATGACCGGCACGAACGATGACCGCGAACAATTCCAGCTCATGCTCCGGGAGATGGAGCGCTTGCACCCGGCCGTCCTCATCCTCTGGAAGGTGGACCGCATGGGCCGCAATAAAGAGGAGATTGCTTTCAACAAATACCGCTGCAAAAAGGCCGGGGTCAAGGTAGTATATACTGCGGAGAGCATACCCAGCACCCCAGAGGGCGTGATCCTGGAGAGCGTCCTGGAGGGCATGGCGGAGTATTATAGCCTCCAGCTCTCCCAGAATATCCGCCGCGGCCAGCGGGTCAGCGCCTCCAAATGCCAGAGCACCGGGGGCAATCGGCCCCTCGGCTACCGGACGGGCCCGGACAAGCGCTTTGAGATAGACCCGGAGGGTGCCGCCATCGTGCGCCAGGTCTTTGACCGCTATGTTGCCGGGGAGACACAGGCGGAGATTGTCCGCAGCTTGAATGAGCAAGGCCTGCGGACCCTTCACGGCAAACCATTCACCCACAACAGCCTCCGCACCATGCTGAAAAATGAGAAGTACATAGGCATATACACCTACAAAGATGAGGTGCGGATTGACGGCGGTGTCCCGGCCATCATTGATGTAGAGACCTTTGAGAAAGCCCAGGTGATGCTTAAAGTGAACAAGCGGGCGCCGGCCCACAAGTGGGCCAAGGCGGATTATCTCTTGACGGAAAAGCTCTTTTGTGGGTGCTGCGGTGAAATGATGGTGGGTATCAGCGGCACCAGCAAAACCGGATCCAAACACCATTATTATGGCTGCTCTGGACGCCGCGGGGACAAGAAGGGCCGGGGCTCCTGCACCAAGAAGAATGTCCGCAAGGATTGGATTGAGGGCCTTGTCCTCCGGGAAACCCAGCTCCTGCTCTTTGACGATGAGCTCATGGATTTCATAGCAGAAAACACTTACCGCTATTATGTGGAGGCCAACACCGACACGGCCTATACAGACGCCCTCCAGGCCAACCTCCAGGAGGTGGAGAAGTCCCTGGCCAACCTCTTGAGAGCGGTGGAGGCCGGCATCTTCAATAACACCACCAAGACCCGCATGGATGAGCTGGAGGAGCAAAAGCGCCAGATCCTCGCCTCCCTGGAAGTGGCCAAGCTGAAAACCGGCTTGCAGCTCACCAAGGACCATATCCTGTTTTTCCTGCTGAAATTCCGGGACATGGACTTTGATGACATTGAGTGTCAAAAGCGGCTCATCGCCACCTTTGTCAATGCGGTCTTTGTGTACGATGACCGGGTGACCATCACTTTCAACTATTCCGGGGACAACCGCACCATCACGCTGGCCGAAGTGGACGCCGCCGCAGACGGTGCTGCGGGCGGGGAAGTGTTCGACCGCTGCGCATCATGTTCCACCATAAAAAGACCCCCCGGCTTTAGCCGAGGGGTCTTTAATTTGCGGGTATACCCTTCTATTTGGATTTTTCCTATTGTGCATT